AATAATTTTTCTGAGGCGATTACCATTTATATATAATATATTATTTCTGTCAATAGCAAGATCTCCAGATAATCCTGGAGAATTTCTATGTTGTGGTTTTGGGGCTTGATTTACAAAAAAAGGATTAAATTGGCTAGGATTAGTTAAATCTGGCGCAAAAGATATATAATTTCCATTAATAGTTCTCATATTTATATATACACTTTAATTTTTAAATATTTAATTTTAAAGGTATAATATATGTATATACATGAAAAAATACTGCTCTAAATGCGGACACCCAACAGAATATGCCTTAAATAAGCCTAAATATTGTGAGAAATGCAAGAATCCTTTTGAATCCTTATTGGGAATGGACAACTTTAAAACATCTAATAGTACAAGAATAGAAAAACCAATAAGAAAGATAGAATTTGAATTAGATGAAGACGATACGCGTTATGATGATGGAGAGATAAATATAGACCTTGCAAAAGATATTAAGAGCTTAGAATTTGAGGAGATTCATATACCAAAACAGCAAAAGGAGACTATAGGATCTATAATAAACTCCGTTGACAAAGAAGCCATTGCAAAGACTAAAAAAAGAAACAAAAGAGTACCAAAAAAAGAAGCAAAAGAAAAATTAAAAGAGATTTTAAGTGAAGGCAAAACTTTAAGACCTAAAAAATGATAAAAAAATTTAAATTTGAAGATAAAATTCTTGAGATTAATCAAGAAATCGTAAAAAGAAAAAACAAATGGAATTTAACAAGTATTGCGTGGATGGATTTTAATGATGTTTCACAGATATTAAGGATTCACATTCACAAGAAATGGAGCCATTATGATCAATCAAAACCGCTAGCACCATGGGTAAATAGGATCATAACCAATCAAATCAAAAATTTAATTAGAAATAATTATGGTAATTTTTCCAGACCATGTTTAAAATGTTCAGCTTACGAGGGAGAGAACATGTGCGCGATATATGGGAGAATATCAAAACGATGCGGTTTATACGCAAAATGGGTTAAATCTAAAAAAAGCGCGTATGACACAAAACTCCCAGTTAGCATAGAAAATCATGCACAGGAAGTTAATAATAAACAATTCGAAGGCTTAAGTCTTGAAAAAGGAATTTCAAACGTGCATAAGAAGATGCAGTCTAAGTTAAAACCTAATGAATGGATTTTCTATAAAACAGTTTATATAGAGCATAAATCCGAACAAGATGCAGCAAAAATATTAGGATATAAAACCTCAGAGAAGAATAGAGCCATAGGATACAAACAATTAAAAAATTTAAGAAAAAGCATTATAGAAAAAGTCAAAAAATATCTTTACAATAACGAGATTGACATTTAAATAAGATGAACACGGTAATTGAATTAACGGATGAGCAAAAGGTTAAGCTTTTAAATGAATGGAATAGTCGTCCAACTAATCCACCTTCGTTAGTTGAACTTGTTAGGACCGCTTTTGGAAACCAAGAACTAGACGGAAGAAGTAAAGAAGGAAAAGCTGTAAAAGAATTTCTTGCTTCTAGACAAATAAAACCCAGAAGAAGCCATGAATATGAAGCTAAAGGGTTAATAGAATTAACGCTAGAACAAAAAGAATATGTAAGTAATAACTGCAATACAATGACTGGGCTAGAAATTTCTAAAATTTTATTTAAAAATGATAACCTAACAAATCTTTCTCAAGAAACTAGAAGCGTTCTTGAGTATATGAAAACAATACCAAATACAGTTAAGTATAACAATACAGAGAACGAGAATGTTGCTGCTGGAGAATATAAGCCACCAAGAAGCGAAGAAAGAATGATAGCAAAGATAAATAAATATATATTAGACGGCATAGATAAAAATAAATTAACGCATAAGCACAAGAAAGAAATCAATTCTTTGATTGGATATGTGAATACGCATCGTTTTATTCATCAAATAAATTTATACGAAACAGAAGCAGATCGAGAATTATTTGAAAGTAGTTTTGTAAGATACACTTACGACAAAAGCGATCTGACTCAAGAAGAGGTTGATCAATATATTGTTCTTTCTACGGAAGTGGTTATATCTTCCAGCATTCAACAGACTATTAACGTCCTTCAAAATCAAATTGATCTTGCAATTCAAGAAGATGGAAAGATTCCTATGGCGCTAGTAGAAGCAAGTAATACAGCTAGAAAAGAATATAATGATTGCGTCAATCGACAGCAAAAATTACTCAATGATTTAAAAGTAAAAAGAAGCGATAGGTTAAGCAAGCAAATTAAAGAGACTGCTTCTATAATTAATCTTGTCCAAATGTGGAAAGACGAAGAAAATAGACAAAAATTAATTAAAATGGCAGAGATGAGAAAAGAAGTTTTAACAAAAGAGATAGATAGGTTATCTTCAATGGAAGAGATCAAATGTAAAATCTTAGGGATATCTAAAGATGAGGTTTTAGACGGATGAAAGTAATATGTAAGATAGACGGAAAAGAATTTAAAGATGAAAAAAGTTTGCATTTAGCCTTAAGAAGCTATGGAACTAATAAGGAAAAATATTATCATAAATATTACCCAAGGAAAGATTTGTTAACCGGAGAAGTAATTAATTTTAAAAGTAAAGAACAATATTTTAATAGTGACTTTAACCATAAGAACAATATGAAGAAATGGTTAAATAGTCAGCCGCAAGATTTAGCAAAGGATTATTGCAAAAAACTTCTAATAAAAAGAAAAGAAGATAAAAGATTAGTTTATGCGCCATCCCAAGTCGAACTCAGATCAATAATGAGTCCATCTATAATTTTTTATAATAAACTATTTGATAATTACTATAGTTTATGTAAATCACTAGGTTTGATTAATAAATTTACAAATATAAATAAAGATCGGGATTTATTTTTAAATAAACTTACTATCAAAAATACTATTTATGTAGATACAAGAGAACAAAATTGGCTTAAGTTTGATTTACCTTTTGAAATTAAAACTCTTCAATACGGTGACTATTGTTGCGATTTAGAACCTAAATGTTTTATAGAAAGAAAAAATTTAAGCGACTTTATTGGCACATTAAGTTCAAAAAATTTAGAGAGATTTAAGAGTGAAATAGATAGAGCAAAAAAAGATAGCGCATATTTAATAGTTATTGTAGAAGAAAAATTATCCAATGCAATGAGTTTTAAATATCTTCCTCACATAAGTAAAAATATTAAAGCTTCCCCAGAATTTATATTTCATAATGTAAGAGAGCTACTACAGTCTTACGATAATCTTCAATTTTTATTCGTTGACGGAAGAGAAGAAATGAAAAGAGTAATATTATCTATATTTAGTTCGGATGGTCTTTATAAAAATGTAGATTTACAGTTAGCTTATGATTTAGGAGTTTTATGATAGAATGCCCGACAAAATACATTAAAAAGGTTAAAAACGTAAATCAAGAACTTTTAGAACTGAAAGGTTTTCTTAATGATAAAGAAGCAAAAATAACTTTAGCTAAATTTTTACGCGCAAATATAGGTTTTACAACAGAGTTAATTAGTGGAGTTAAACTTGCACCATATCAAGAGCTACATATTAAAGCATTTTTTAATAGAAATTTTAATATGTGTGTTTTTGGTAGAGGTTGCGGAAAATCTTTTATGGCAGCAGTATATTGTTTTTTGCAATGCATTTTTGAACCAAATACAAAAATCCTTATTGCTGGACCCACATTTAGGACGGCTAGATTTATATTTAATAATTTAGAAAAAATAGTTAATAGCCCTGGAGCAGAATTACTCAGTCAATGCTTCGGAGCTAAAGCTAAAAGGAACGATCAATTTGAATGGCAGATAAATGGAGGAAGTATAGTGGCTATTCCGTTAAACGGTGAAAAGATACGAGGTTTTAGAGCAAACGTGCTTGTGCTTGACGAATTTTTACTTTTACCGGAAGAAATTATAAAAAATGTATTAATGCCATTCTTAGTAGCGCCACAAAATATTAAAGAGCGTATGGAGATTAGAGAGATGGAAGACAAGTTAATGAAAGAAGGCGTAATGAAAGAATCGGAAAGAATGGTTTTTGAGAATACTAGCAAGATGCTTGCTTTTTCATCTGCAAGTTTTACTTTTGAAAATCTTTATAAAACTTACAATGAATGGACACAAAAGATTTTAGATAAAGAAAAAGGAGAGGCAACATATTTTGTTAGTCAAATGAGTTATGAAGCTCTTCCGGAAGAAATGATAGACAAAACTATTATTGAAGAAGCTCAAAATGGCGGCGCAAGTCATAGCGGTTTTCTAAGAGAATACTGCGCGAGGTTTACTGACGGGAGTGATAGCTATTTTAATGCAAAAAAAATGGAAGATTGTACTTTAAAAATTGGAGAGCAGCCCCATACATTGATGAAAGGCAAAAAAGATAAAAAATATATTTTAGGGATAGATCCTAATATGAGCGATAGTCCAAACGCAGATTATTTTGCTATGGCTATTTTAGAAATTGATGAAGAGACTAAGCAAGGGACCTTGGTTCATACCTACGCAGGCTTAGGTAATTTGAAAAATCACGTAAATTATCTTTACTACATAATGAAGAATTTTGATATACATTTAATTATTATTGATAATGCTGGTGCAGACGTATTTTTATCCGCCTGTAATGAATCAGAGCTTTTTAAGAAAGACAAGCTTCAGATTAAAACTTTTGAATTTGAT